ACCCATTAATTTTAACTAGCTTCCTACCTAATTCACTCTCTTTCCAGTTATTCAGGCTCTTGAATGTTTTGTCTGGCAACCGTATTAGTCCGGCTATATGTATCCTCGCTCCGCTTGTATGCTCCCACACTGGTCCTGCTAAGTGCTGCCAACCATTTCCAGGCTTCATAATTATATTCACAATCTAACCACCTTCTTTTTACTCAGCTCATCTATCAAGGCTAACTTTCCCTCTAAATGATACGTTTTGCTCTTTTCTTGACGCCATCTTTTAACTAACTCATAAATCAGAACTTTAGAATCTACTGATATATGATTATCAGCGTATTTAATAAGATCACTGTCTGACTTTTCTATCATCAGGCTTGTTTGTTCTTGTTCATTCATCCCAAATCTCGCTTACATAGTCCTGCAGCGCCTTCTCATCGTTCAGATCTTCTAGCTTACGCCGTGTTTTACCCTTCTCTTTCTGCTCATCTGAGGCTTCTGCGTATCGTTTCCTTGGATCGCTCAGTACCATACGGTTTTTAGTTACTTTCCAAGCAAATTCACTGTGGTCTACCATGATTTCCTCCTGAATTGTTCATATAAAAACCAGTTTCTAAAGTTCCTGAGATTCTGATACTTCCAATAGTTCTTCTTTTTTCTTGTTACTACTCTCAAAATAGTGCCTCCTGTGCTGTTTCGTTGTTGAATCGCTTTGTGGCGGCTTTGTAGTAATCCTCGTCAATCTCTATTCCGACAAAATCAACACCGAAATAGTGTGCTGCTATGGCCGATGAGCCGGAGCCTAGATGGGTGTCGAGTATTCTCTGGCCGGGTTCTGCGTAGTTTCTTAATAACCAGTCATAGAGCTTTACAGGCTTTTGTGTGGGGTGTATGCGCTTTATCTGCTCCGCTTTCTTGAATCCCGCCCATAAATACTCAAATTTATTGCATTTCTTTTTAAAACTTGAATATGCCAGTTCACACATTGATAGAGCCTCTTTTATATCGGCTTTTTTATCCCATACAATCCAGCCTGTTGAGGGTGGCAGTTCATTTGTAAAGTTATTTCCGCCCCAGATTATTTGGTGTTTTGCTACCCTAAATAATTCAGTGAAATATTCATTATCTGGGCGTTTTGAGTCATCAAACATCTTATATTTCTGACTGTTAGGATTCATCCATTTTGCTGTTGGCCTATCGCCTAAATTGTTGTGTGAGGCATCTTCTTTAATCCCATAAGGCGGGTCTACAATAGCCAGATCAAAGGAATTATCAGGACAGTCTTTCATATAGTCCATGCAATCACCGTGAATGAGTTCTATTTGCGCCATACTCTATCTCCGTGTTGTATTGCTATTGACCTGTTGTTTTGCCATATTCAAGTACATTGGCATCAAAAAACTTCTGAGCATCTGTATCGCTATCGCTCGGTATATGACCCGGCCCCGCTAATCCATTATGAATCCATACCATAGCTTGTTCAGCGCCTTTTCCATGCCACCATTCAATCCATGCAGCTTGGTTTGCTACGATTAAGTTATTAATAATCGTGTTTGCTTCAATTAATCGTTGCTGTAATTCTTCATTTGTATATTGTCTTTCTTTTTCCATAATAATTTACCTCTCTGTATTGCTACTGGTTGCCAGGCTCTTGCTGCGGCTCTGAGGAAATCATCCCCTGAAATAGCTTCTTTGATCCCCCGCTTTGTCGTAAGTATTCCCGACATTTCTGTGAAAGCTCCTGAAGGGATTGACCTGGAATTGCGACACCTATTTGCTTCAAAATGTTCATCATTTCTAGCCTTTGAGCATGACTTTCTGTGTGTTTTGCGCATGTTTTGAACTTCTCTCCGATGGTTTCTTCACCACAATGACAGTATTTCTTATCCAAAGATAACTTTAATTCTGCTGTGGACTCGATTTCATCGTACATTCTGCGCTTGTTTATGTAACTGGATACCATAGGCCATCGGGTTGCATCTGGATCTTGTCTGTCATACCTGATCTGTGCCTTGAGATTTCCGATGATTTTCTTCTGTTCTTCAGGCTTTTCTATATTAGGAACCTTTAACATACACTCTTGAGCATATGTCTTGCCGCCCTTGTTATCCCGCTTTCCGTGTTTATTTCTGGTTAAATCTCCAGGATAGGTACTCCAGAATGCCTCAAACCACTCGATAACCTGTATTGTTTCTTCTTTAGTCATAGCTTTTCCATATAAACCTGATGGTTTCCTACATCAAAATCATGCGCAATTCTCATCACTATATAGCTGATTCCATTAAAAAACACCTTCTCGTTTATTCTCGATAAAAACATATCAGTAAATAAATATTTATCACCATATCTGTCAACTTCAAAATATTTTACCGGCATTATTTTTTCGTAAGGTTTAGTCATTCTTCCTCCAGCTTGCTGGCTTTTAGTGCATGTTCAATATCACTGACTGTGTAATAGTCTTCTTTTCTTCCTTTCTTTGTAACTATCCAACCTTCAGGCTTTGGTAGTGCTTGTTTAAACTCACGGCCTAACTGTTGGCGGATTTCCTTTGCTGCTGCCTTTAACTCGTCAGAACCATACATTCCATCAAATTCATAAATTATCTCGCTTATCTTATCCATCATTCTCATCCAGCTGAAAGAAGTTATTAATCAACTCCATCAGGCTTTGAGCACCTGGATTATTTGTCCACACTTGAAATGTTCCGATAAACTCACGGCCTATTGCTTGTCTGATTTGTTTGGCGGCTGACTTTTCTGCACCATTAATCATGTATGATGAGTGATTCTTAATTATCTCTTCTATCTTATCCATCATTCCCCCATTAACTGTTCAGGACCAGCTTGCTTTAATACTTGCTTTACATGAGCGAGATTCAGCGCAGCTTGTGTTAGTTGCATCGCGTCAGAACCTTTTACATCATTAGTGATTCTGTTTGCTAACTCTTTTATTGCTTTATCTATTGCTTCATTCATCTGGTTTTACCTCAAATAATATCCCCATTAAGAAGGCTGGAGACTCGCCCATAATTTCATTTATCCTATTTACAGATTTCACGGATACGATTAAACAGCCATACTCTGCTAGTTTTCCAATCATCATCAGGTGAATGATCTTCCAACAACTCATGGCCTATCTGCCTACGAATTCGAGTGGCAAGTTTTTTTGAATAATCTGGCTTTATCAGCTCTTCGCTAAACATCTCTTCTATAATAATTTCTTGTACTTTATCCATCATTCCCTCCGTTCTAAAAGCGGTTCTTCAAGGATTAACTTTCCAGCAGTCAATAGCTGCACCGTCACCCGTAATCAGTGTCGCACACCTGACATTCTCTTCAGCTTGCTGCACTATCAACGGTGTAGTGGCATTTGAAAACAGCCTTAGTCCGTATATAACTGAAAAAAGGATGATAACTCCAAGTATCACCATTCCGATATAAATTAGATTTTTTTTCATTGCTAAACCCTCTTTAATTACACGAAAGCCTTTAAGACTCATTCCAACAACATCTCCCAGTACTTCTCATTTGGGTTTATTCTTGGCATTAGATTCATTTTGCTATCAAAGATAGCCATCAAAATACCTCTATCATCTTCAATACCTGCTTTTGTCCATGATTTATCACACCTGCTTAATGAGTCTAATACCATCTCTTTTAGATCGGTTTCAATCAAAAACTCATCAACCTCATAATCAGTCCCATGAACCAACTTACCTTTATCATATATACTTACTGTTGCTTTATTCATTGCTAAACCCTCTTTAATTTATCTAAAATATCAGTAGCCTCTTGTTCAGTTAGATACAAACATAAGTGCTCAATCCATTTGTCATCATTCATATACAAATCTCTATAAGCATTTACTAATTCGTGAGCAAAGTCTTCACGGTCATAATCGCCAGTTATTTTTGATGTTCCTATATTTATAGTGACTTCACCAATTTCATCACTACAGGTATTTCTTCTTACTGATATTTCCATTGCTAAACCCTCTTTAATTACACAATTTAAGTAAATTCTTTACACCGCGACCTGATACACCCTTGCGAGTAATAAACTTTCCCGTACTCGGCCAGAAATCTATTAAACCGTCTTCAGTGTGGATAATCAGGTGAACACCTGCGTTCCTAGATTCATACTTCACACCCTTGTTTTTCAGCAATTCTGTGGAATATTCCTTATTACTCCTTTTCTTTTCCTTTTTAACCTTGTTCCATTCGTTAAAGACTTCACCCATATCACCCATTTTGAAGAACCTCGTTTAATTCAACGAAATCCTTAAATATCACGTGCTTAAGATGCTCGATGTATTTATCAGCATCCTCTAATAAGCGTTTTTGTTCTTCAGTGAAATCATATTCTCTTTCAACTTTACCGCTAGGATAAACAGTAATCCTCGGAAGACATTTATTCATTAAGTCGCATTTTGCCTTGATTATTGGCTGTATTGCTTGAATGAACTCTCTGTGCATTCTTGCCATTTCTTCATTTGAAGGCTTTCTATTTACTTGCATTGCTGTTTTCATTGAAGAACCTCTTTTTTACTTTCTTTAGGACGAAGTAAACACCCCGCTAGAAGGCTCCATGCCGTACAGTGCTGTTTAT